TTCTTTAATTTCAGAAACTGGGCTGGGCTCTGGTACTTGTTTGTCCACTTTAGGGCTATCTCCGGTTTGTTCTTCCACAACCACCTTCTTTGTTTCTCCGACTTGAATGGCATCTGTTTCTGTTTTAGGTTCTTCTTGTTTTTTTGATAAATCGACTTTAATAATATCGTCTTTTATCAATTGTTTTGGTTTTCGTTTAATTTTAAACGTACCTTCTTGTTGTACTTGTTCTGACATAATATAATATAATAAAAATTAATAAATAGGTTATTGAGGCATAAACTGCTCTAAACCAAATCCGCCTAAGTTATCATTACCGGCAGATTCAAAATCTGTAGGTAGTAAATCATTTTGACGTTGTTCAATCATTTGTGATTGTTGTGTTGCTTGAATTTTAGTTCTTTTATCTTTACGATCTTCTATGAATTGCTCTTTCTCTCTATCTTTAGCTACTTGAGCTTGGGCAAGTTGTAATTGATATTGAAACTCTTCAGCCATTAATTGTTTTTTAATTAACGCCTCTTGCTCCATTCTTTGTATTTCAAACTGAGATTTAGCTTGTTCAATCTGTATTTCTGTTTGAGCTAAAGCCTGCTGTTTCTCAACTTCATTCATTGCGGCTTGTTCAGACTGCTGAATATTAGCTTGTGCTTGTGCTTGAATCAATTGTTGTTGCTGAGCTTGATCTCTTTCTTGTTTTTGTTTTCTCTTAAGTTTTAACATTTGATTTGCTAACTTAAGATTTTTTATTTCTCTAATATCTATAGCATCTTCTAAATCGATTCCTTGATTTTGTAAAGCTATTTGAATATTTTGTTCTAATTTAGCTTTTTCTTCTTCATCAGGCTCTAACTCTAAGTATATACCAAAATCATGAAGATTTAATTGGCTTATTTCTTTTAAAGTTTCTACATTGTAAACGGATATACTTTGTTTTAATGAATTAGCTGTTAAAGGAAACATTAAAGCATCCGCAACTCTTAAAGAAATATTTTCACAGTTTCTTACCGTAAGATACATTATAGCATCTAATATGTGTTTCGTTGCAATATTTGAAGCATTAGCTGCCATTTTTTGTAAACCAACTAGAGCATTAGGATCGGGCTGACTACCGTCTCTAGCTTCATTTAAACCGGTTACATCTCTTATCATTTGTAAGTAATACTGATAAGTATTAATTAGAGATGCTATTTTACCGTTGGCACTTGATGATTGTAATTCTTGAATAGGTACCTTACCTCTATTAGGATCTCCATCTTGTGTAAGTGATCTACCAACTATCGAACCAGTTTGAAAGTACATATTCAATGCTTCTTGTGGATTGTAATTAGTACCATTACCTAAGTCAACCTCTGCTAAACCATCAACATCTACAAATACACCATCTGGTACCATTCTTTGTATAACTTGTTGTAACTTTAACGATGTTAATTGTATCATATCTGCAAAACTAGTACATCTACTAACTAAAGACTCTATACGTCCTTGGTATAAATTAGGTGCGCAAATATTATAATTCATTTTAACCTTAGTGGAATCAGAAAAAGGTCTTGTCATGTTCTCAGCAAGTTTCCATTCAAGCATCTGTGGAACGCCCATTACTTTAGCACCACTAAATAAAACTTCTATACTTCTTGAAACTCTATTAAAATTGTCACTTTGTGGTGGGTTAAAAGTATCTGGCTTTTGTAGAGTTTTTTCTAAACCAGTATCTGTTCTTTTTATTTTAAAAACTTGATCAATAAATGTTTTGTATTCAAAAAATAATATTTGAACTAAATCATTATCATAATTTGGATTAGCTATATAACCATCACGACCAGGATATTTAACCATTTTTTCCAATTCTTCATTTGTAAGGTATGGAAATTTCTTTTTAATTTCAGCTAAAGTCATAGACTTTATTTCACCTACATAATATACATCTTCAAAGTTAGGATCATTAGTGTATGAATAAATCAAATTAGCAGGATCTACATAATCAACTATAACACCATTAGCTTTGTTAAAACTTGTTTTTGAAGCACCAATACCAATAGTAACAACATCTTCAATTATTCTTTTTTTGCTTAAATTATATTTATTGTTAGCTAAAATATTATTTATAACTTCTTCTTCAGCTATTTCAATACCTTGTTTATAACTCAACTGCATGTGCAACTCTAGCTCTTCTTTAGTTCTTGGAAGATCAACGGGAGGAATATTAGAACTAGAAAAATCTTTACCAGTTAACTCCTTAGCTTCATTAATTAAATCTTGAGAATACATATCCTCCATTAAACCCGTGGCATATGTAGTTCTTTCCTTTAAAGATCCAGGATCTTGTGAGTAAGCTTTTATATCATATTGTTTAGCTGCTATACCATTGACAACTATATCTACAAATTTAGGTATAATTGGAACTGGTTTCCAGTCTAAATTTAAATAAGACAAATCACCATTAATAGACAATTCATCTTTATATTTTTGAACATTTTGTTCTCCTCTAGCATATAATCTAAGATTATGAAACTGCTGATAACCCGTGTTCCATCTACTACCATTTACTCTACCACCTCTAAACCATTCATATTCAATAGCTTGCCCAACCTTTGAACCATATTCTAACGTTCTCTTTTCTTCCTCAGATACCATCTGACTTGGAAACGCACTATTAACACCAGTGTTTAATTTCATCTATTAATTATTTTTGATTCATTACCTCTATTGTCATATCTGGAAAAATTCAAATTTAATGGTTCCTTCACTGTTTCGGCAACGGGTCTGTATTTATTTTTATTGCAAGCCATAATAGCTAATCCCGAACTAATTGAGGCATCGTGTTTTGTTCTATCATTTATATTAAATGAAGCCCAGTCTTCAAGTGTTCTTTGAAAATACATCGTTCCATATTGTTCATTATTATATCCAACAAACATTTCAATATAGGCTTCAATAGCGGCAGCATGTGCTTGCTTAATATCTTCACTTGAATTAGGTATTCCACCTATTTCTTTTTCTGTCACAGATAGTTTATGCATTGTCTTGTCTGGTCTGTTCATTGAAAACCCTCTATAACCTCTTCTTTTAAAATAATATAAAAGTCTTGGTTTATTATTCTCAGCAAGTATTGGCATTCCGTAAAATACACAAGCCATAAGGACATCTTCAAAAAAGATTTCAGCAGTTGGAGGTCTAGATATATATTCTAAAAAGAATAAATTAGGTGGACAATCGTCCATTGTAAACTTAGTTAAACCATGAAGTGATCCTTTAGAACCTCTTCCGTCCACTGTTCCTGATATATCATAACTATCACATCCAAAAGCTCCCATATGTTCATTGGCTGGAAACTTTTTACCATTTTTTATAACAACAGCATTTTGTTGGTTAACACCTGGTACCCAAGAAACCATAAACCTTCCTTGTTTGCTTGGAACAAATCTAACTCTACTATCTTTAATCCCATCTTCCCATTGAAAATTACCTTGAGTAACTACTGCCGAGTGCTTTAAATCTTCATTATAATCTATTTGTTCATAAATTTTAGTTAGATTAAATAAAGATTCTTTAGTCTCATCTCTGAACGCGTGTTTTTCTGTACGTGGAAATTGTCTATATAATTCATTAAGTCCATCAGGATCATTCTTAAGACCATCTACTTCATTCTCCCAGTGTTCAATGACACCGATTTCAATCTCTTGGTCATCGATTCCCTTAACTGGCGATTTTGGAGTTTCAAAGACAGGGTATCCATAAGCATCGATGTAACCTTCGTAGTTCCATTCCATAGGTATGAACAAAGAATATAATCCTGAGCTAGTCTGTCCATTGCGGTTTCTTTTTGTGACATTTGATCCATCATATAATTTCTTATAGTTTCTACCTCCTTTATCTAAAGCGTTTGATGTTGATCCCATCATACACTTACCAATTATTCTACTACCTAATCTTAAAGTTGTTTTTGTTACCCTCCAGTTATTAAGAATGTTTTCAGGTCTTTCCCATTTACCAGCCTCATCATGGACAAGGAGCATAAGTTTTTCACCATCGTAGGAGTTGTCACCTGTATTTTTCCAGTCAATAGTTGTATCGAGTCCAACCATTTCCTCGAGTCTCTCATTTGAGTCGAGTTTTTTTCTTGTAAATTTAGATGCTGGAACCCTGTAGGCAAGTTCAGTTTTCGGTCGGTCCATACCATCTTGAATCGGTTTGAAAAAGAATGGGTAATTAACCGAGATCGGTACAATTTTGTCTGTAAACATCTTTTTAGCATCTGCTCCAGATTTTGAGAGGACACCGAATCTTGAATCACTCGAGATCGTTGCCATATTAACTGTTTCACCGGATGCCATAAAAGAGAATCCTGACCTTCTGTTTTTAAGATATGCCATGCCATAGCATCTTGTATCTGATTTGCACGCTTCCCAGAAAATAAAGAAAAGTCTGTTTGCTTCTCGAAAGTCTGGCTGCCCAACATCAATTTTTGACCATTGCAAATACATGTAGTGAGTACCAGTAATATAGGTAGGTACACCTTTAACATAAAACCAGAAACCTTCATCACGTCTTCTAAACTCTTCATCAATGTAATCATGTAATTGTTCTTTAAATGTATCTGGATAAGCTTTCCAATCAAATATAGTTTTAATTTGTTTAAGCTCTTTTCTTTTTTCAAACACTTCCCAATATTGATCCTCTATTTTTTTAGATCTTTTAAAAGGATTGTCTTCTAATGGTAAAGCAATTACAAGATTTTGTATTTCATAAATCTCGCCTATTTGACCAGTTTTACTAATTACTATTACATCATGTTCTTTATTGTAACCATACTTCCATTTTCTAGACTTATTGAGTCTTTTAATGACATGTGGTTTTATATGTTCTATTTTCTTGTATAACGTTTGTTCGTACATTACTTAGAACGTCTTTCTGCAAACCCACTAAATGTAGATTCAGTTTTTTCGTTAGGCTTGTTTTCTAGTATATTATTTTCTTGCTCTATACGAGTAAGTATTTCAAAAGCATCAAATATAGCTAGTTTTTTAGTTGCAGCTGCGTTTTTTAAACGATCTGCACTTATATCATCATCTGAATCTACAATAGCTTCTTTAGCAACTTTAATAAGTTCTTCAACCGCTTTGTGCCCAGCTTGGATTATATTCAACTTCGTTTCCTTGATGTTCATACTTAATTACAATATCATTAGATTTCATACAATAAAGACGTTTGCCATCAACGACAAAGTCATATTCTCCATTAGGCGTATAACCAACCTTGTCTCCTTCGTTGATTCCTAGCGCCTCTAAGGTTTTATTACCATACTTTAATACTCCAATAAGATATTGTTCTTTATCAGA